TTCCCAACGCAGCAGTTTCACTGCTGTGGGGCCCGAAGCCCTCGCCAGCTACCGAATGAACGGCCGCCAACTGTGTACCGAGGTCGGTGTAATCCGTAGATTGTGCCACCACGATACTGGAGACAGGGTCCGGAGGAGGGACCTGACTGAAACGGCCAAGAGGAGGACTAACCTCCACTCGACAACAGGGGCAAGGTGTCTTTTCGTGTACAAACCACGCCTCTGAACACACCCGACAAAACGTATGATCACAAGTGGTCACACGAGTTGCCGAGGCTTCGTAACAGACAGGACATTCATCCAGACCCTTATTCACCTCGATCTCCGTGCGCGATTCAGTAACCGGACAAACCGGACTGACTGGTTGCCACACTCGAATCCGATTACGCCTCCACCAATACTCCACCGGACGCCTCACCCTAGGGGTGAGGTAGCGCCGAGTATTGGCCGGAGACAATCCCAGCAAGGCAGCCAAGCACCTTAGCGGCCTCCTGCAATGGCCAAGGAACGGACCAGAACCCGTCCGAATAACCTCAGCCTTGTAATCGAATTTGTCCAACCCCCCAACCCTTTTGGGGTCTGACCAGGCGCAAGCTATGAACTCAGGCCCGATCAATCGGAGGTTCTCACGCATCTTCTTTGTCAACTTGCCCACCTCAAGTAGCTCCCAACCCTCAGGGACCTTATCCTGCTCCAAATGCCCTTTCGAAACAGGAAGAGGCCTTTCGGACTCCATGGAGAGGTAGTGCGCCTCTCGATCCCAGAGGTGGCTATGAATAAGCTCATGACGGTAGACAGGAAGACCTAGTCCACGGGAAATAGACCTATCCGAAGACAGGATATACTTAGCATTCCATTTCAAGAACTCAATCCTAAGCAATGATCGCCTGGATCCAAAGAACCCAGGGCAAAACGAGCTGTACCTCCCCCGCAGAGTTTCCACACCACCGCAATCGGTCCGAAGACCGAAAGCAGTGGAACGGATACAGGGTACTATATCAACCCTTCGATCAAAAGCCTTGAAAAGAGTGCTATTCAATGAGAAGTAACGACGATCAACCATCGTCTTCCCGGGTGAAAGGACTAGACCGGATCGGCCAACTCCCTCCCTCCAACGCTCGTATTCCGCGGGGGTGCCACGAAAAACGATATCGTCCCCGTTGATGCGAACGGGTCCACTCGACCCCGAAAAATACCTAAA